TTCTTCATATTTTGGGTTAGGGAAAACGTCTTTAGTGTCTTTACTGATTTGAGCCCAGTAAAATAAAACCTGTTCTTCATCAAGTCCTTCAAACTGTGCTTTAAGTAACGTTATAGCAGAATGGCTAAATGTTGAAATTAAAGGGGTGTTTGAGTCTGTGATGAATAATGATGATGCTTTGTCATATATAATCCTTTCTTTTGTTTGATCCATTGGTCTGGTTGAGATGTGAATTTTGCCAAGGCATCGTCTAACATCAATGATAGAGGTATTATTGACTGATGGTCTCGGGTAAATTCTGCCTAGAAATACAATTGGTTCGTCTGATGATTGTACAGCAGCTTTTGGAATACAGCCTAAAAGTTTGCAAGCATTTGCAAAAGCAGGTGAACTAAGGTCTGGGGAAATACCGTCGTCACCACCATAGACTCCGAGGTGCTTATATGCGTCAACAGGTGCTAAACCTGTTAATCGGTAAGCAATGTATGCAATAAAAGCATTGTCTATGGAATTGAAGAGTGATGTGCCAGGGGAACCTGACAACCTCGAAAATAAAGTAGTGTATTCAATTTCAAAACTGGTTTTAACCTTCTGATTGATCTCTGATGCCATAATTGTCATTATTTCATTTGCATCATCAGTTGAGTAAGCTCGTAACAAGATAAGTTTTTCTAAGATGTGAAGTGCATAGGAGTGTGTACCGTCGAATTTTGAAAAATCGGTTGGTAAAACAGTTGTACTACGCTGACAAATCTCATGAACTTTAGTCGCAATGGCACTAGGGGAGTTACCAAAGGCGTACCACTCTGTTGATTTAAGAAGAGTGGCTAAAGGAAAGGTGTATCTTGAATATCGTACTCTGTGCTGTACAGAACAATTTGTAATATTTCTTGGCGCTTTGATTGATGAGTATGGTTCTTTCTTTTGAAATGCTTGGGGGCCTCTTATACGCCAGCCCAAGATGGGAAGTACTCTCTCAAATGAACTACGTTGTGTAGGTTTGATTTGTACTTCGTCAACCTGACTCTCACTCAATGGGGTCAAAGTGTGAGGTTTAGGTATTAACATTTTAGCAAATTCATCCATGTAATTTAGAATAGAAGGTTTAAGTCTTCGTTCC